CAGACGAGGCTCCATCATAGAGCCCCATCCCCCATGCAACTTGACCCCAGGAGCCTGAGCCCCATCCGCCATTCGACATTCATTAAGCCCCCGCAGGCTCCAACTCTTCTTCGCGAAACCAACGCTGTTGGGTTTCACCCTCTAGATCCACCCACTCCAGCAAGTAGGAGATGTCGCCATCCTCGCTCATGCGCAAGGCCAGCACAGGCCCAGTTGGGATAACCGCTTTGACCTTGAGGGTGTCACCTTTTCTGTACGCCATGACTTACTACTCCTTAAACAGCATCAAGGTTGAACGTGTAGGTGACGTTTAGCGTGTCACCAGAGGCAACTGAACGATCCCCAGGCGACTGGAAGTCAGACGCCGAAAACAGGATGCCAGTAGTTCCGCTCTTGGTGCTATTGCTAATTAGGAAAGCCCCACCCACCGTCGCCGTGGCGTTGATGGAGAACGCGGCAGGGGAGCCAGAGTTGCTGATCACAGACGGGTCAGCGGTAGTCGCGGTTCCAAAAGTTGCCGCAGGGCGAGTGGCATTGCTGTAAGGCACCACCTCAGTCCAGCCAGCGTGCGAAGCGGCGGTGTCACCCGCTGCGGGTGTGTTGGATGCACCAGCGCCATACAGGCCAATGAACCACGTAGCGGTATAAGTACTGCCACTGAAGTACTTGGCGTTCATGTCTTGCAAGCCGACGTTCACCACAAGGTTCGGGCACTCGGCGGTCCACTTGACGTTACCGTCCGGGCCAATGCATTCCATGCGGTATACACCGCCAGCCTTTGCGCCATCGATGGACTCTTTGACGGAAGCCAAAGCAGAAGCAACGAGGTCTTGAGATTTTGCGTTTTCACTTGCCATGATCAGTCCTTAGCTAAATCGAAGGAGCGCGGTTGTCGCGGTTGCGACCGGAAGCTGGACCGTGAAGTTGGGCCCAGCGGTTTTGTCAGCACCGAAGTCTAAGACAGCTATTGCTTTATCAGACTTGGAGAAGTTGTAAATCAAACCACCACGGGTGACAAAACTTACCCCAGCCCATGTTGGGTTATCAAAGGTTGCATATGCCGTCGTGCCACTGAGCAGCACTTGGACATTTGTCAGCACTATGCCGCCCGCCGTGTACCCTGTGCCCACAACTTCTTGCGTTGTGGTGTAAACAGTCGTTGCAGCACCAAGATCAGCAAGGCTGGTGTACAGGGCCAGCTTAAGCGTGTCGGTGTCCAAGTCATGGACGCCCTGCCATGATTCCTGCTTAAACGATGAACACAGTGTTTGGAAGAGTGCCATCTCAAAGCACCTGCGTTCTGAGTTGGCCGCTGCGGTATGCGTCTTGACGGTTCTTGCCGTCGCCCAGGTTCTTCAGCAGCGTCAGGGACTGGACGTACTGCTTGTCCATCTCAGCCACGAGATCCACCTCTTGCTTCATGAACCGCGCTGCTTCGACCATGACGGCATTGAACAGCACTGAGTCAAAGTTGTCGCCCAACCAAGACGTACCGGCAGTCACGATGCTCTGCGGGTAGTAGAAGTAGTGCAGTTCTGCGGTCAGTCCTGCGTTCGGCGTGGGGCCGAGAATGAGCGTCAGGTCCGTGATGTTCGACGAGTCAGGACCAAACAAAGCGTAGTACTTGGGCGTCCCGGTCGTTGTCGGGTTTGGAAACGATGAGCGAATAAAGTTGACATCCTTGTTCAACAAGTATTCGTAGTTACCCAAAGCATCAATGACCGCGAGGCTGAAGACGGACAGGAAGTCCACTGGGGCGGCGAGGTACTGATTGCCTGCCGTCAGAGTGCCTGTGACGTTCTTGCGAAGTGCAGGAAGCTGCACCGAGTTGTAGATGCGCTGCTCAGCCAACTCCGTCATCGTGGCGAAGTCGGTTGCCGAGAACGTGTTCTCGGTGTAGTCCTCAACAGCGGTCTTCAACTCGGTGTAGTTCATGCCATCGGACCCCTAGCCATCGTGCCCTTGGTGGCAGCGCCAGTCCCACGGATCTTGATGCCCGAGGTTTTGGCAGCAGAAGGCTTGCCCATAGCGATGTTGCCCACCACCATGCAGATCTCGTCCTTGAGGGTTTCGATCTCTTGAGGTTGCCCCGGCTTAGCGGGGGCGAGCTTCTTGGTCGGCAGCATGGTGTCAGCCCGTCTTCTGGTTCATGGCGCGGGACATATTCTTGCCCAGGCGCATGCGGTCCTCAGAGGTGGGACCACCCTTTTTGAAGGCTTTCCCGCCCTTGGCGAGCTTGGTCATCGGCTTGCCGGGGTGCATTGCACGTTCGTGCTTGTGAACATCTTTCATCATCGCTCCTTAAGCGGTAGATACCGCGACTGTACCAACATATCCCACGCCAACCAAGCTATTCGGTGTCAAGGGTGCATCAAACCCACTAGATCCGCCTATTGGAGCCCAACCCCACTCAATTACACGGCTGCCCTCTCCAGGGAAACCGTCTTGCAGCACACCTGTACCGGGCGTGGGATCAACCTGAAGACCTGTATTACCTGATGCAAACCAAGTGTTTGTGTCTGGGCGTGGATCTCTGATTGCTTGTGGGTCACTAACCGGATACATCCCAAGCTGCAACTGCGGCTGATCCGGAGTCCAACACTGAGGGCAGGCCTTGATCTGAGTCTGCTTGGTCTTTACCGTGAGGTTCTTGAGCTTCTTCAGGTCAAAACGAAAACCGCAAAGATCACAGAACCCGAAGGCCTTGGCACCATTTGCGAAGCGGTTTGACATAGTTTAGGGAGTTTATCTTGCGACGATAAACTGGCTAATTAACTGATAAACATCTCTCTTGGGACCAGCCGAATGGCTGCCTTCTCACGGTCCTCGGAACTAGCCAGATCCCAATCTTGGTCGTACTGCGCCTTTAGCACTTGCATACGCTCCATCGCACCAGGGATCTTCATGGACAGGTAGTACGCAAGCCCGGAGACCAACGCATTGAGGAAACGGAACGGGATGTCTTGCGTGTACACACCACCAGCCCCAGCGTCTTGAATCCGGCGCAGTCGCCAGTAGACGAACGTGTAGGTCTGCGAGTTGTCTGGCGTGGGCCAAACAGTGATGGTTGGAGCAGGCTGCTGGCGGTTGATCCACACCTGAATCGGCCTTGCCTGCTGCAGTTTGTTCGGGATGGACGAGTAGGTGGAAACACTGATGCGCGTGATGGTCAGGTCCGTCTGCGTGGAGACGTTACCCGCGCCCGTACGGATCACATGCTCAATCAGGTCTACCGTGTCAGAGGGGAGCGTGTATGTGGCTGTGCCAGGAGTCAGGACTTGTTGGCCCTGCTCAATGGTCCACATATTGATGCCACGGTTCGCCCAGTCTGCGAACAGCAGGTTCAGGGATCGACGGGCGGTCTTCAGGTCGTAGCCCGTGCGCAACTCAGCACCACAACGCTCAAAGGCTTCTTCAACAGCTTCGTTGAGGTCGAGATTAAACGTAGTGGTGCCGGAGGTTGCCATGATTTACTTTGCTGTCAACGCGGAACGCTTGAAGGCTTTGGCAGTAGGAGCGCCGGGAGAACCCGGTTTACGCATCTTTTCACCTGATCCAGCGGCAATGCGTTTACGCTTTGCGTAGATGTTTTCGTAGAGACCGCCAGAGGCATACTCGGTGAAATCCGTGTTGTCGCGGCGGGCATGACGCTTTCCATCTTGGAGGAAGTCCGTATTGTCACGACGCTTCTTAAGTTCCGGGCGGATAGCACCCATACCACGACTTTGGCGCATGTTTACACCATCCTGCCTTTAGTTTTGCCGCGCATTTCACAGCCGCCACCACGTACTTGTCCACCTTTGGCATAGCCAACCCGGCCACCACGAGCGCGGAGTTCGTAGTCCGTGTCCTCATCCCGTGTGCGAGAGCGAGGAGACTTCTTCTTGGGCGTGGCTTGCATGATGGGCTTGTTAGCCTCCATAGCTTCAGCACGGCCCTTGGCAATGGCAGGAGACGGCGTCTCGGAACCAATCCGACGGCGAGTCACATTAGCTTTTGCAGGAGGCAACTGCTTCGGGCTATCGCCACCCTTGACCGGCGTACCAGACTTCGGGCCTTCAAGCCTGTCCATCTTGTTTACACCAACCCGCTCAGCGGGCGTGACATTGCGACGGCCAGAAGCGCCCAAGAACGTCACAGGAGTTTCGGTGGTTGCCAATGCGCGGCCAGTTGGCTTAGCGGCTTGTGCGCCACGGGCAGCCATACGCAGACCTGACAACCCAGAAACACCACCGAGCGTGTTCAGGATGTTGCGCTCTGTGTCGCTCATGCTCCGGCTGCCATCAGAAGGCGGAGCAGTGTAGGAGCCAGCCCCTGGGATCTGACCGGCAGGCGCTGCATCCATACGGGCAGCAGGACGCGCAGGAGCAGCCTTGGCAGCAGCCTTTGGGGCTGCAGCTTGCTTGTTTACAAAGCGCTTTGCCCGCTCGTAAACATCTTGGTCAAAGCTGCCCTTCTCTTCACCCGAAGCAAGAGCATCAAGCGCCGAATAGCGCTTGGGCATGGCCTTGTCTTCAAAGTCCTCAAGATCACGGGGCTTGGCCTTGGGAAGAGCTTTGTCTTCAAAGTCTTCCATGCCGCCTTCGGCAAATTTACGTACACGGCGCTTCATACGATCCTGCCTTTCGTCTTCCCACGCTTGGCGCATCCATCGATAGATCCGCCTTTTGCATAACCTTTGACGTTACCGCCCTTTTTGTAATCATCGCTCATGCGCGGAGTGCGAGTTTCAAAAAACTCATCTTCTCTGGGCTGCCGATAACGCAAACGACCAGACATTTCTGGCGTGTATTCTGTGGGTTCTTTTGTGTCCTTGGCTGCCCGC